AAAGAGTGGTCGCAAACAAGTGAGACTCACATCTTCTCAAGTCGCAATAGCGAGAAAATTAGGTGTGCCACTAGAAGAGTATGCGAAACAACTTATAAACACGAAGGAGGTATAGGCATATGACAAATAATAAACCAACTCGTGCGAGTCAAACTAAGAGTGATTCTACAAAAGTACAATCACAAGCTAAAATGGTTGCGCCAAAAGCAAAACCAAAAGTTTGGTCTCCACCATCGTATTTAGATACGCCCAACGCGCCAGACGGATTCAGACACAGATGGGTCAGAATAGAAGTCTTGGGATTTGTTGACACGAAAAACATACAGGGACGCTTAAGGTCCGGGTATGAGTTAGTAAGGGCAGACGAATATCCTCAAGAGGACTTTCCAGCAATCACCGACGGCAAATACGCAGGGGTTATCGGACACGGCGGCCTAGTGCTGACTAGGGTACCGGAAGAGATCGCAAGGTCAAGACAAGAGTATTTTGCTAAGCAAGCTCAAGATCAACAGACCGCAATCGACAACGATCTTATGAAGGAACAGCATAGGGGAATGCCTATCGACATCGATATGCAAACTCGTACAACCTTCGGTGGCAAGAAAAGTTAAAAATTTTAACGTATCGAACCGTCGAGTAAATTAAACCGAACTGGAGGCCCTTCGGGGCAGGTTCATAAGGAGAAAATAATATGGCTAATGCTTCAACAACTGGGTTTGGTTTCAGACCCATAAAAAAAGTTGGTCAAAATTATAATAACGACGGTCTTAGTGAATGGAACGTAGCAGCTTCTTCAGCTTTAATTTCGCACGGAGCAATGGTGCAATTAACAGCTGATGGTGTAGTGCTATCTTCTGGTAACACAGATGCTAATAATCTGGGTGTACTAAACGGCGTTTTTTATACTGACGCAACTACAAACAAACCAACATGGTCTAACTATTCGCCTGCAAGTAATACTGCAACGGATATTACGGCTTTAATAACTGACGATCCAAAGCAAATGTACGAAATTATGTCTGCCGACACAGCTTATAACAATAATGAGACTGGTGGGTGTGCTGATCAAGTTTTTGCTAACGGTAGCTCGCCGTTGTACATATCTGCAAGTAAGATATCTGCAACTACGTCTGCATCGATCGCTCAACTAAAAATAATAGGTGTTTCAAGAGATCCTGATCATTCTGATATAACTGCTGAGGGCTTTGCTCTTAGAGTTATGATTAATGAGCATATCTTAGGAAACAACGTAGCAGGTATATAAGGAGATAAATTATGGCTATATCACGAAATCAACTAGTAAAAGAACTAGAGCCAGGATTGAATGCTTTATTCGGCCTGGAATACAAACAGTATGAAAATCAGTCAGCTGAAATTTATACTACTGAGTCATCTGACAGAGCTTTTGAAGAAGAAGTAATGTTAAGTGGATTCGCTCAAGCACAAGTAAAACCAGAAGGTTCAGGTGTTACATACGATAACGCTCAAGAAACTTTCACAGCTAGATACACTAACGAAACAATTGCGTTAGCGTTTGCTATCACTGAGGAAGCTATTGAAGATAATTTGTATGACAGACTTGCTTCTAGATATACAAAAGCTTTAGCAAGATCTATGGCTCAAACTAAACAAGTTAAAGCAGTTAACCCACTAAATAATGGAATGCCTGGCGGTAGTTTCACTTCTGGTGATGGTGTAACTCTTTTCAACACAGCTCACCCAACGCTTGCTGGATCATTCCAGAATACGTTGACAACTGCTGCTGACTTAAACGAAACTTCATTAGAGCAATCAATGATTGACATTGCTGCACTTACTGATGAAAGAGGTTTAAAGATTGCTGCAAAAGCTGTTAAGATGATCATCCCATCTGCACTACAATTCACAGCTGAAAGACTTATGGCTTCTGCTGGTAGAGTTGGAACTGCTGATAATGATATCAACGCAATTAGATCTATGGGGATGATTCCTCAAGGTTACTCTGTTAATAATTTCTTAACAGACACTGATGCGTTTTTCATTACTACAGACGTGCCAAATGGTATGAAACATTTCGAAAGAACTCCTCTATCTACTAAGATGGAAGGTGACTTCGATACTGGTAATGTTAGATACAAAGCTAGAGAAAGATACGTATTTGGTGTATCTGACCCTAGAGGTATCTTTGGTTCTCCAGGAGCTTAATACTTCATTTTTTGTGGCGGGACATAGTCTCGCCACATTTAACATATAGAAAGACAAAACCATGAAAAAATTCCTAATAAACATATATGCTTATGACCATCACGGTAGATTTGAAGTAGAATCTAAAGATGATGCCATTTCTTTAGAGCAATCAATAGTTGACAAGCTAGGAGAAAACAGTATAGTTTGGGAAAAATCGGGAATGTTTAGAAACTTTCCTTATCGGATAACTTATGAAGAGGTTATAAATGATACAAGACCTATACAAAGCAAAAAGGTCCTTGGAGTTGAAGTGGGAACAGGAGCATCTGTCTAATAACAGATACACTCTTGAGATGGTTAGAATTGACGATAAAGTCAAACAGATCATCACAGATATCAAGCTTGAAGAAGCTAGGATTGCTCACTTACAGAACAACGTAGAAGGTTCTGCTCCACAAGTTTCTGTAGCTACTTAGAATAAAAGCTACATCGTTGGAAAAATCCACTCCACATTACAGGCTCTCTTGCACTCTACTAAAAAGTGTTATATAAATTAATCACTATACATAAATAATAAAGATTAAATGTAGACGCGTATAGTCGACAACCCTAGGGACTACATTTAAAATATCTAGGAGGATATTAATATGGCTAATACAACATTTACAGGACCGGTAAGATCCGAAAACGGATTCCAGTCTGTAGTAAAAAACCTATCAACAGGTGTTTATACACCTAACTACCTAAACGTAAAATTTGATTTCGTTGGAATGACTCATGCTGCAGTTACTGCAGGAGCTGGAGTTGCTCTACCTGGTAATCAAGTTAGTACGGTAAACTTTACAGGCGCAGCAGCTTGTTCAATGACTTTACCGTCAGCTATTGCAGGAACTAGATGTGCTTACGTTCAAAGAGTAGATACTACTGGTGGAACAAACACTTTAACTTTTGATGCACTAGGAACAGACGCTTGGTACACAGGTTCACTAATTGAAACTAGAGCAGCTGATAATGTTTCTTACGATACATCAACAGCAGGTGAAGGTTCTTTAGTTTTTACGGCAGCTAACGCAACTACAAATTTCTTTACAATCGGATCTATTTTATATTTCTCTTGTACGGAAGATGGCTTATGGCATGTAGGTCTTGACTCAGCTAAAGATCCTTTAGCAGTCAAAGGCGCATTTGCTTGGGCAGCTTAATAAATAATTAGTGTGGGGCTTCGGCCCCACATAAATTTAATAGGAGAAACAAATGTCGTTTAAAAATGATATACAAGCAACTAGATCCGCAGCAGCAGCTGGCGCAACAGCTATTATAGCGCCACCAGTAAGATTAAGAGGTATAATTATTGCTTCTGATGGTAATGGCGCAGGTGTTTTAGAACTTACAACAACATCAAATTCAGGAACAACTTTACTTTTTGCAGATGTTCCAACAGGTGATGTAATTAATTTCAATTTTCCTGAAGATGGAATTTTATTTCCAAAAGGAATTTTTTGTAAAACTAAAACAAATGTCACTGCTTACACTTTATTGACAGACAAATATTCTGGTCCTAATTTAACAGCAGGATAGGAGGTCTAAGTGGCTAACGTAACCTCGGGTTCTTATGTTTTTGATAAGAACCTCGGAATAGATGAGATTATTGAAGATGCATATGAACGTATTGGTATGCAGGGTGTTTCTGGTTATCAATTAAAAACTGCGAAACGATCTTTAAATATTTTATTTTCTGAATGGGGGAATAGAGGATTACAGTTTTGGGAAGTTAAAAACCAAAGTGTAGCTTTAGTGAACGGTCAAGCAGTCTATACTTTTTATAGATCCCCGACCGACGGTACATCAAGCGGTATTAGTACAACTCTGTCTGCAGGAATAAATGCTGCAGTTACCACAATCGGTGTTGCTTCTGTTACAGGAATGCCTACGACCGGTGGTATAGTTCTTATTGGTACTGAACAAATTACTTATTCTGGAATTTCTTCATTAAATTTAACAGGGTGTGTTAGAGGTGTTAACGGTAGCACAGCAGCTACTCACAACACTGGTGATACAGTTGTTCAATTTCCAAATGGAATGACAGATATTCAAGAAGCTAGTTATAGAGTTGCATCAACTAATGTTGATACACCTATGACAAGAATTAGTAGATCGCAGTATCAAGCATTTTCTAATAAAACAGATTTAGGTTTACCTACACAATATTGGATACAAAGATTTATAGATAAAACAACTATGACTTTATATTTAACTCCAGGTAGTTCACAAGCTGGAAACTTTATAAATTTTTATTATACAAAAAGAATTGATGATGTAGGTGCTTACACGAATGCAACTGATGTACCTTATAGATTTGTACCATGTATGATTTCAGGTTTAGCTTATTACCTATCAGTAAAATACGCACCACAAAGAACACAAGAATTAAAGATGTTATATGAAGATGAATTATTAAGAGCAGAAGATGAAGATGGTTCTTCTAACTCAACTTACATAGCACCTAAAGTATATTACCCAGGAGTATAATGAGTAGTTTTGCACAAGGTAAATTTGCATTAGCGATATCAGATAGATCAGGTATGGCTTTTCCATATAATGAAATGGTTAGAGAATGGAATGGTGCCTTGGTCCACGTTTCAGAGTACGAGCCTAAACAACCACAGTTAGATCCTAAACCTACAAGTGCAGATCCACAAGCTTTACAAAGAGCAAGAACGGCTAGAACAGAATTTCCAACAGAAGATTTTTTACCAGAAAATCCTTTTGTAACTGCATCTAATACTACATTAAAAATTAATTTTCCAAACGGTGATTTA